ATCATATTTTAAAATGGCATTTAAATCTTTTTTTGAAAAATGCCAAAGTATTTTTCGGATCATTAGTTTTATTTTTTTCATTTTTCCATTCTCCTTTATTTGTTATCGATAATAATAGTCTCAAATTTAAATTTATTCAAGTTCCAATAATCTTTAATTTCTTTACGTGCTTGGTCGTTGATTAAATCCATTTTGCATAATTCAAGACTTTCCTTTTCCGAATGACCTTGTGCAGTCATTCGGATTATATTAGCACCATCAACGGCACAAGTTTTATAAATGGTTTTAAACATTTTTAGTATTATCCAAATATTTTTTTTCATCTATATCTTTAAGAAGTTTTTCATAATTAATATAAGGGTAAAAATTTTGAATACCTCTTATAGTTTTATTCAAATCTTCTTCTAACATACAAAAAGCCGTTGCATTTTTTTTCGGCTTGTAGTCGGCGTATGTATTTCTAAACTTTACCAATTCATCAACCAAGTTGTATAAATTGGGAAGTGGTTCTTTTTTCATTTTTTCCTCCATTTGTTTTTTTGTTTGTAATTCTAAAACGAATCACTATAAGAATATATGGGAATGAATTTTAAAAATCAAATGAATAAAAGCTTTTATAATTGGATCGAGCTGCGCCGAGCTTCGGCCAAAGTTCACCCGGTTCACTCGGTAAAAAAATTTACCGGGTTTTATAGATCCACAAACCACGATCCCCAGAAAAAATTTGATTGTGCAGCTCAAACGATTTTTTTTATTTTTTTTATGAATAAGGAACAAGCGAGAATACAAGCGAATAACTCACAAGCGATCGACAAGCGAGGATCGTTAATTAATTTTTTTTATAATTAACCAACAAGCGATTGACCTCGTTCCCAATCATCTTGAACCAAGCAAGGCGTTTCACGATGATCTTCTAAAAGTCCGTAAATACTTTTACTCCCATAAAGTTTTATGGAGCGAGGAACGGCAGTGCCGAGCAAGATGAAATTACGTTTAGGTCGTAGTAAATGGAATAGTTTTTGGTGTGGTGAGAAGATAACTTTTTTCTGTTTTTCGTTCTTAATTAATTTTAACTCAACCATAAAAAAACCACAGTGATCGTGGTATCCAAGACAATCGCATACTCCAAAACTTGACCAACTTTCCAATCTTGACCACCTAATTTGAGGGGTATTTTTCTTTAAAAGTTTCCAAAGGTCACTCTCTTTTTTCATAGTACAAACTCTTATTTTAAAAGAGTAAAAATTGCAAGATAAGAGGAGTTGTGAGTGGGGGAAAACCCTCTCAAAAGTTAATTTGAGAGGGAAAGGGAGTTCTATTTAATTTCTTGTTCTTCTGATTTCTGCATCATTAATCGTTGCATTTCTGCAAGTTCTCCAAAAGTAGTCTCTAGTGATATGTCAAAATCTTCACCAAATACCTTTTTGAAAGATTGTTTAAAGTGTTCTTCAGTATTAAAGTTTTTTATCTTCATTTTCTTTCTCCTTTATTTCTTCGTTTAATTGTTCCATTTTTTTAATCATTTCAATTTGAAAATCTAAATAAACACCTTTTGTTATTAAGAGTTCCATCATTGATTTTTCTCTTTTTTCCATTTTTACCTCCTTTCTACTATTATTGTTTTTTATCTAGTTTTTCCAAACAAGCAATAATATCATCAATACAATTGCCTATTGTAGTTTCCGAACCATCTGCATCTTTTGGTTTATCTTTTATTTCATATGCACGAAGTCTATCTTTTATGTCGTAAGCATCTTCTAAAGCACTTGATATTTCATTTTTCATTTTACCTCCTTTCTACCATTGTATTTTTTTCTCCATCTTCTTCTATCTCTTCTACAATCTCTCCTACAATTTCGGTTTTATTCATTTGAGAGTAGTCTTTGATGTATGAACAAGCAACCTCATTTGTACTTTCAGTTTTTATATCTATTTTGGATTGATCGAGATATTTTGCGTGTGCTTGATCTTCGTCTTCTGCAATAACTTGATGTTTAATTACATAAGTTATCTCCTCTTCTATCTCATAGATTTTTTTACCTATATCCTTATCAGACACAAATAAATCGTCAGTGGGTTTAAACTCTTCCATTATCTTGTTTCTCCTTTCTTTGTTCAATATCAATATCCTTATCTAGTTTTTTTATAGTATCATCATATTTAAGAATATATTTTTTTGCTTTCTTCTCTTGTCCTTTCCAATAGTGCAATTTACTAATATATTCTCTTCTTTCTGCTATTAATATGCTTTCTTCATCTATTATCATTCAACCTCATTTCTAAAAGTAGGTATGATAGGCAAATCAACTAAATTTGTTCCAATCGCACCACTTTCATTTCCCTCGTCATCACTACGAGGAGTTAAAATAGTTCCATCGTCTAAATAGATTTCACAAGGTTGTTGATCCCAACCATAAATCTCTTCAGTTTTGTTTGCACTCAACCATTTTACTTTTACTATTTTTCTTCCTACTAAATGCTTACTTACTAACTTTTCCCATTTACTATCTTCCATCTTGTTTCTCCTTTCTTTGTTCTGCCCAACTACCAAAATAATACTTTGCATTTTTCTTAATGCTCTTTTGAATAGTCGGATACTTCTTAACTATATTTTCATCACACAACCAACATAAAGATAATTTTACTAAATCTTTATGATTTAATTGTTCTTTAACATAATCAATAAGTTTTTTTTCTGATTTAATCGCACTTTTCCAAATTGTACAACTAAAATGCTCTTGTTCGTTATCTTCAAAGGTTGCGATTACATCCAATCTTAAATTATTTACAAACATCTTGTTTCTCCTCTCCGTGAATATATCTATCTAAATCTTCTGCTATATTCCAATTTTCAATAAATAACTCCAACCATTTTCGTTGCTCATTATTGATGTCGTCTCTTAAAATAACCTCATCTGCACTCGTGGGATCTTTGATATTGTTTTTTTCTCCCCATTTAACATAAATATCAACTAATTTATCTATTGTGTCATTACTCATTATTTCTCCTCTCTTTCTTTTTCTTCATTTACTGAATAAACTACACTACCATTTTCTGACATTACTTTTTCAAAACAATTATCACATTGTCCAAAAGGTGCATCTTTTACCATTTTTTTACAGTCGTTACATTTTTCCATTTTATTCTCCTTTTTATTTTTCTTTCTATAAACAAGATATACAATACTCATCATTTTGTCTAGATATCTCGTCTGATTTCATTATCTCTTTACAAGATTTACAAAACCCTTTTGGCGTAGGCGTAAGCTTTTTTATTATTGACGTTAAAGTTCTAACTAAATCTTCAGAAGAATTTTCTTTATCTTCAATAGCTAAATCTAAATCATCACTTAACCAATCTAACAAAAAAGCTTGTTCTTTTTTAGTTAGTTTCATCGTCTACCTAATTTCACTAAAGCAATTATTTTACCTATATTTTTTCCGTCTTCAAATATTTGCTCAAACATACTTTTAAGACCATTTTTTTTCATAGACCTTTCTTGATCTATCCAACACGTCCAAGTCTCATCAACATATGCATTTATTCTATCTTTTATTTCTTTTAATTGCATATAGTCTTTAGGATTATTTTTTTTAAAGTTTTCCCATTCTTCTTTTCTCCAACCTTGTGGTATCATTATATTTTCTCCTTTCCATAAATTATTTCTTCATCTTGTTTTGCGTACCATCCGTGAGGATAAATAGATTGATCAGAACAAGTTCTTTCTGCTTGACGATCAATTTCTAATCTATCTAATTTTCTTTCATTATATTCATTAGATACACAATCAAATTCATTTTCAATAAGTTCAATTATCTTATCTTTTTGTTTAAAATGATTGAAAATTTCTGTCGAATTATTATCTAAAAAATCGTGAAAATCCCAATATTTCAATTTTGATAATTTATTTAATAATTGTTTAGGAGTTAGTTCTAACTCCTCATCCATTATATGTACTTTTACTCTTTTTAGTTTTGCCATTTTATTCTCCTTTTTATTTATTTTTATATACCTATTGTAATTTAAAAACAAGGGATTATATGGGAATAAATAAGAAAGGAAAATATGACAAAAATCAATAAAAAATCGTGGATTTGGGATAGAACAAAAATAATCTTAAAAAACCCAAATAATGAAGATGTTATCTTAACAAGTGAAGATTTGAATGATCAAACACTAAATTATATTTTTGAAGACATAGAAAAATATGTTCAAGAAGAGGGTGGAGAAATAGAATAAAAATAAAACACAACTCCAGGTAGAATTTTTATAAAATAAAAATAAAAATATTATAACTCACAAGCGAACAGGCGATTACAGGCGAGTACAGGCGATTATTGACTTGTACGGAAAGTTACACTATAAAACAACCTATGGGAGTACCAAAACAATTAACTGAAAGACAGATGAAGTTTTCAGAACTTTTAGTCTACAATGAAGGTAGAAAAAGTCCAGCTGAGTGTGCGCTGGAAGCAGGCTACAAATCAAGACCAAGACAAGCTGCGAGTGAGCTGCGAAACCCCAGAATATCTCCATTGGTAGTAAAATATATTGGTGAGTTAAGAGCAGAGGTGCAAGAAAAATATGGAATTAGTTTTGAAAAACATTTAGGTGAGTTAGCTAAACTACGAGATGATTCAGCTAAAAAAGGTGCGTGGTCTGCTGCGATTAATGCTGAAGTAGCTAGAGGAAAAGCAGGTGGATTATATGTAGATCAAAAACTTGTGATGACCGGCAATCTAGATAAGATGAGTGAAGAAGAGCTGCAAGCGAAAATGAAACAGATCCTGGACGATCACAAAAATTTAATTAATATTACCCCAGAAGAAGAGATAAAAGAATCAGTAATAGAATCAAACCTTGATGGTGATTCAATTCAGAAATAATTTTACTATATAGTTTTCTTGGAAACTTTTTTACTAGTGCCCACTTGTTTATAACTGGTTTGTATTCCATTTGAGTTTGGTCCTTTTTTTGGTGGAAGTTGATCCCATTTTACATTAGGCATATTCTTTGTCAATGTAGGATTAAAAATTCTGTTGTATTCTTTTTTATAAGTTTCAGTAGGTATTCTAGATCTACCATCGTAGCTAAATTTTTTAGTTTTCATTTATTTTCTCCATCTTGAGTATACAACCTTTTGGGAATACATTTCTATCAGAAAATAACTCATCTCCTAGTTCGTAGGAAGCAAAGGTTCTAATAGTTTTTTTATCTTTAGAAAACAAATAAGCTTGAGTAACCATAATACTTGCATCAAACTTGTTAAACTCTTCTGCCGTAGCGTGTGCCGAATCTCCCGTGATATCAACCCAAACTATTTTATAGAAGAAATACTTCTTATTTTTAATAACAACGTGTCTATATTTAGATTTTTTAGGAGTTCTTGGCATAGGATCTTATACTATAAGAGAAATTTTTAGGCAATTTTGTTTTAATAAAAACCAAAAAAATGCCTATCGCGCAGAGTACATAAGCAGAAAGTTCAATGAAATCAATGCTTATTTGACCTTGCCACAGCAAAAACATCAAAAAGCTAGTAATACCAACAAACTTGCCACCATAAAATCTGCCTTGGCAAGACCTATGGCAGACTATTATCTGCTAATACCAACACTTCTAATCAATTTTTAGCCTCCTTGCCACCTTGCCACCCTAAAAAACTTTTTTATTTTTTAAAAACAAATTACCCTAGAATTTCTCTTACACCGTGGCAGACTAGATTAGAATCGTTCTAATCTTTGATACGTCTAGTTCCGTGTGATATTATTTTATTCACACCAGCTCCTTGCAGCTCTATTTGAGCATAAGGTCTCCAAGCTTTAGTAATCAAATTCAACTCTAGTATAAGTGTTGACCACTGTTTTGGTGTTATGTTTTTACTTTGTATAGTTATCTTCTTCATAATTTTTGGTGGCCTTCACTCTCGCTACTAACCACCCCTTCCGCGGGAAGTTCTTAACTCTTCTTAAAGGTACGAGACCTATATAAATGCTCGTTGTCGGCCTTTAGAACCACTCTCTGCGTGTCTACTCCTATCAAGACACACTCTTGTACCTCTATTCTTCTAATGTCCTCTAAATAGCCATCTTTAGTTTCCATTAATATTTCGCAATCTGATAAGGAATTGCCTTTACTCTTACTTGTAAAATTATGTAATATTTGTTGTAAATCTCTTACTCTCATTTGTTTAACCTATCCTCCTTAAATTTTGGATACATTTCTCTATGTCTTCGTGCCACATTTCTGACAAGTTCGTGCCACTTTTCCTTCCACATCTCTTTCATCTCTTTGTTGCCACATTTGTGATAAACATTTGCTATTTTATCAAGTCTTTTTATTTCTTGTTTTATAGTACTCATCGACCCTCCTTAAAAATTTATGTTGATATTGTTGAAATTTTGTCCCTTCTACGACAAATTCTTGGTAGTAGTTGTCTTTACTACACATCATTACTACACCTTTAGTAATATTGGTTTTATATATAAAATTGTGCGCCATCGCATAAGCCCCTAGCTGCAGATAGTAATCCCCGATCCACTCCTCTCGCTTCGGTTTATTCGTTTGTTTAAAATCAACTATCGCATCGCTGCCCTTGTGTACTGCTACGAGATCCGTTGCCCCTGCATAAAGCCCTGGATAATACAAAGTACATTCAGTTCCATAATATTCACTTAAATTACAAAGCCCTTGTTCAATAACTCTGATGGCCATATTGTGGGCTTGTTTACCAACATTAGTGAGATCTAAATAACCTTCTTCTAAAATATATTTTTCCAAGATCTTGTGCATCGCCGTTCCACGGTTCGCACTCTCCGAAGTAATTTTAGCTGCCACATCTTCACCCACCCTTGCTCGCCAAGCTGCGAGACCATCTTGTTTTTCTCGTGGTTCAGTTGCCTTTAAGATCGTGGTAACACTTGGTAATTTTTCTTTATCATTAATATTATAATGACGTTGACCCTCTATAGTCTCTCTAATGGTCTTGGGATAAATATAACTATTATTTTTTTTCATTAATGTTTCAACCCAAACCTTCCATTTTTTAAATCTTCAATAAGATCATCTAAAGCGTGCCATATAATAATACCATCTTCAATAGTATGTTCCTCTCCTTTTAAAGATCTTTTAATTTGATTATCAAATTTACGATTCCCGGTTCTCAAATAATCCCAATCTCTATGTCCATATTTTTCAATACAATACTCATCTATCACATTTTTTAAAGATTTCATTTTTTATTTCCTTTTATTATTTTTTTCAAAATCGTAGAGGTAGGATCTAACAAATCATTAGGATCAAAACTTTTACTACAACCTACTAATAATACTAATATAATTAAATACTTCAAACTTTTCTCCTTCTTCCAAATAGTGTTCTCCAAAACCAGCTTCGGCATATTGATATTGCCGTAAAGATGACTGCGATATGAAAACTCTCAAGAACTGTTGGGTACATATCAAAGAACGGAAATATAAATAACTGTATCATTGTCGATAGGATTAATCCACTACCGACATCGATACACGTTTCAAATAAATTTCTCACTTCATCGCCTTTATGATTGCATATCCTATTTCTTCGACGATTTGCGGGACGATAGAATTGCCCAATCCTCTAAGTCGGTGTACTCTGCCGGATACCCCATTAGCCACTCGACCCACGTTGGGTTCAACGCTCCACCACCCTTGATCCATTGTTCTTTGTCGCTCTTCGCTACTGCTTGTGGAAGAAGATGTCTCGTTGAATTGACTACGGCTTTGCCTGAATCCTTCCAATCCCTCGCCGTTGGTGTCGGCCATTTCTGAACTGCTGCCGTCAAGTTGTGTTGAACTGCTGCCTTCTCTCCCTTGCGTTTGATCAGAGTGTCTAAATTCTCTTGTCCTGATGCTCTCGGTGTCGGCCACATCCATTCCTTCAACCTCGGTGGACGTAGAGTTGTGCCGTTCAACATCGCTTGAGCCTCTGGTTCCGTCAGCTCTCCAGCTTCTACTTTCCGTCTCATAATCATTGTCTGACCCTCCGATGCGTGTCCGAACCCCTTCGTCGTTGGTGTCGGCCACATTATCTTTGTCTCCTCTTTCCATTCGATTGAGTGTAGTGTTGTCATCTCCTTGTTGTATTTGATTGTTGTCAAGTGAGGTTTGATCTTTTCCCAATCCTCGATGCTCGGATGACTGAACCCTGCTTTGTCTCGTCTGAACCAATGTTCGATTGTCGTCTTTGTAATTTCTGTCTTCTCGAACAATTCCTTCACTGATGTTTGTTCTCTCATATAATCCACGAACTCCTGTTGTTCTGGAAGATTCTTCCTCATTACCATCTCGTAATCTTTGTACTTCTCCATCAATTTTGGGTTGGCTTTGATCTCCTCTACCATTACTTCGTCTGCTAGAGTTATCTGTATTCTCGATCCTGTTGATCGTAGATGTTTCCCTTGAATTAATTTGGTTGCGTGTTTCAGAGAATCCTCCTTCGAATCCATTGTTGTTGGGGTTCTCCATAGCTGCATTGTCTTCGGATCTACTTGTTCCCTTAAATTCGACGGACCTGTTCTGCCTTTCCTGTGTCCCTCCATTAATTTCCTCGTTCCTTCTTCCGATCTTGTCGGTAAATGATCCATTGTGTTCGGAGTTGCCCACATCTGATCTGACTGCAATGAACCAGATTCTTTTTCTTTGGTGCGGAGCACCGACGGCTGCAGCTGGAATATTGAACGGTTGGACTTCGTATCCTTCGTCTTCCAAGTTAGTGCACACAGTCTCGAAGACCACGCCGTCTTGGATGTTAACAATTCCCGGCACATTTTCGCCAATAACGAATTTTGGTTGGAATACCTTGATAATGCGAAACATTTCTGGCCAGAGATGTCTGTCGTCATCTGTTCCTTTTTGTTTGCCCGCGACTGAGAACGGTTGGCAAGGGAAACCCCCTGTAATGATGTCTGGAGTTTCAATTCCATCTGTTTCAAAGTTTTCTTTGGTGATCGCTCTGACGTCGTCATATATTTTTATTCCTTTCCAATGTTTATTTAATATTGCTTTACTGAACTTATTGTTGTCACAAAAAGCTACAGTTTCAAAATGTCCTGTTCTCTCTAGTCCTAAACTAAATCCACCTAGTCCACTAAAGAGATCTAATACCTTTAATTTCTTCATTCTTTCTCCTCATTATATTACACCTTTTTCTCTTAAAGTTTCAGGGTTAAAGTTATCTTCTACCCATAACTCTCCTGTTCTCTCACAGTCATCACATTGTGCGTGTACTTCTTCTTTTGCTTGATGATAAGGTACTCTGTAAAAACCATTTCCCTTACATTTCGGACAGAATATTTTACGCTTTTCCATTTTTATATCCTGTTTTCTTTGCAGCTCTTGTAGCAAGAGCTTCTATTGTTTTACTTATTGTTAACTTAGCATCTAAAAATTTTCCATCTGCTAAATAACTTAACTTTTTATAAGTGTCTATGGGTACTGATACAGACTTAAATTTATTTGGATCTGCCATTGTGTTCCTTTCTTTTATTAATAGTATTATATGGGAATTTATAATGATAAATAAGCGCTTGTCAAATGTTTTATTTTATTATATTATGAAGACCTCTTCTCACACCTTTTGTTTGTGCGTTCCTTTCTTGGGACGCACGAACATTAATAGAACTCCAAAAACTAAAAACAACTTTAGGTTGTAATAATTAAATATCTAATCTAGGTTGACATTTGAAACCAATCACAATTCGGTCATTGTTGACACGATCTTGCCCCATTTGTTTCATCATTTCTTCAGCTATTTTATAACCAGAGGTTGCACATTCAAAGTGCGAATTATAAATTTCTTTGTGAGATATAGGAGGTAAACAACTGCCGTACATTTGTGTACAGATTGAAAGAACTAATATAAAATTCATTTAACGTCCTTGGCCTCTATATTTTTTCCACGTTCTACGTTTATTTTTATTCATTTTACATAAACTAGGATATCTACCAATATTTGTTTTATTAAATATAGGTTCGTGTGCTACTTGATCTTTAGATTTTTTCGCCATCGTCTTTTAACCATTCTCTAACAAAAGGTTTAGCACCTTTAGGGGATTGAATAATAGGTAGATAAACTATTTTACCATTAACGTGTTGCTCTAGGTCTGCTCCACAATTTAAACATCTAAAAAAATGTTTTTCAATAGCAACCAATGCTGTAAATTCTTCACAAGTTGAACAGTGACCATTTACAACTTCAGCTGTAAATTTTAGTCTTTTTTTTCTAGGCATTACTCTAGTATTAATGCTTTTATAGAAAAAGATCCATCTATATTTTTTTCTAATTCTGCTTTTGATTTAATACATTTGTATTGTATATTTGGTTTATCTGCTCTAGTGGCTACTCTTTTACCTTTAAGACACTCAGACATAGATGGTTGTATTCTGTGCTCCTTGATATCAGGTCCTATAAACATTAACAGGGCTACAATATGCTCTATCATAAAGTTTTACCTTTATTTACGCCTTCTTTAATAACATATTTTTGTGTGCCGTTTGCACCTATCTCTACTTCTTGTCTTAATTTTTTAGATAAATTTTTTTGTTTAATCGTTCTTTTAATTTCTTCAATATAATCTAAAAGTTTTCTAGTGATTCGTTCCATTTCCATTTGCTCTTACCTTATCTTTTAATTCTTCTACATCAGCTAATGATTTTTCTAGTTGAGTTTTTAGAAATTCTATATTAACTTTATTAGTCATATTTTGTTCTTGATTTTTAATTAACTTCTCAACATCTTCAAACAAACTTTCAATTAACATAAACTGTTCTTGGTCTGTTGGTTTTTGTTCTGATTTTTTAAGTAGATCAGCTTGGAATAACTCACGTGAAGTTTCTAATGATGTTAGTCTAGCTGTGACCTCTGTATATGCAAACACTCCCATAGCAACGCCAGCTATGATCATTGCCATATTGCGAATAGGCATACTTACTGATGTATTTTCACTTAGTTTCATTTTTTGGTCCTATAAATTTATCGTTCATCAGTATAACATCAGGATTTTCTTTTTTGTAGTCATTTTTAAGGGAATCCCAATGGCTATTTGAATCATTAGGTCTATTATCAATGCCCGAAGGAGCAATACCTCTACATTTATTTACTAATAAAGAAAATTCAGGGTTAAGTTTTAGTGTAGGATTAGCATTAACTCTACCACACATTTTCATTAACTCTAATTGTTGTTTAAGTTTTACGTTTTCTTTTTGTGTCTTACAATCTGTGCCTAAATATTTTCTATAAGTAAATCTAACATATTCATCTTCGTGTGTACTATTTTCACTATAATTATAATCAGTATCACGTCTTTCTGTTGTTACTTCAAAATCCCCACATCTGGCACCATACTCATTAAGATACTCATTTTTACTGTGTGCAGGTCCACCAAACAAAGCTAGTAGTGTCATCATTATAAATAAAATTATTGTAAATCTGTAATCCATCCTTTGAATCTCCATACATTACCTATTTAAATCCTTAATATCATAACTGTGTTCTCTAACTTGATCTGCTAGTTGTCTATATAAATTCTCTGCCATCTGCCAAGTAGATTCAGCAGAAGTTAATCTTGTATTTTGATCTGTAAGTTTTTCTTGTGCAACTTTTAAATCTCTTTGAAGATTTACTATTTGAGTTTGATTATCGTTGATTGTGTCTGTTAGATTAACAATGTATCTAACACCAGTGAACGTTCCAACTAATACAGAAGCTATCACAGGTACTAATATAAAATTCTTTTTGAATAGTTCTGCAATGTTCATAATTTAACGTCCTCATTTTTTCTCCTCAATCTCATAAAAGAAATTGTCGGTGTCTTCAGTCTTCCACTTACCTGTATCTTCTACGTTCCATTCATTTGTTTGTACCTTCCAGTCAGGAATATTATCTTTCACTGTGAAAGAAGGTAGGTCCCAAATACATCTGTTGTTTGGCTGAGCCGCATAGTTACCGTCGTCAAGGGCTATGATGTGTGCACACTTATGTTCGTGTGGTATTTCCGAATGATCGGTATCTAGTATATTACCATCTGGGTGTGCCCAGTCAACTGTAAATAGGTAGCTACCGTGATGCCACTTTTTATCTTTACCAATATATTTGCCTGAAGCTGCGCTTAAGATATTCCAAGAAGTAATAGTAGGAAAATAACTAAAAGAATTCCATAACTCCAACTCATCAAGTCTACGTTTAGGTACATCTTCGATTTTAAATCCTCTTTGAATAAATGCTGATATTGGGAGACGATAAAAGAT